CTGAAAGAGCAGCTGAATTAATGCAAGAAAATATTATAACTGATAGAACTATTATTGATGTTATGGCTTTTTCTAAATTATCAACATCAATGGAAGAATATGAAAAATTTCATTTAGATTCAGCTTTATTCCATTTAATAAAAGAATATGATGTTTTATTTTATGTTTCTCCTGAAGGAGTAGAAATAGAAGATAATGGGGTTAGAGAAACAGATGCAGAATATAGAATGTCTGTTGATAAAGAAATAAAATTAATTATACAAATGCATAAAAGTAATGCTCCTATAATTAAAGGTACTGTAGAAGAACGTATAAAACAAGTTAAAAACGTAGTAGCTCAATATGTATAACATATAATATGACTCAACAAAACATAAAACAAATCATAAAACAGGAGTACATTAAATGTGCTAAAGATCCTGTATACTTTATGAAAAAGTATTGTTATATTCAACACCCAACTAGAGGTAGAATACAATTTAATCTTTTTCCTTTTCAAGAAGGAGCATTAAAACTATTACAAAAGAATGATAGAAGTATTATTCTTAAGTCTCGTCAGTTAGGTATTTCAACTTTATCTGCAGGAATTTCATTGTGGATGATGATATTTCAAAAAGATAAAGCAATATTAGTTGTTGCAACCAAACAAGACACAGCAAAAAACTTAGTAACTAAGGTTAAATTTATGTATGATAATTTACCATCTTGGTTACAAATTGGATTTGTAGAAAATAATAAATTAGCATTACGATTAAAAAATGGATCTCAAATTAAAGCAGTGTCAGCAGCAAGTGATGCTGGTAGATCAGAAGCAATTTCTTTATTAATTGTAGATGAAGCTGCCTTTATTGAAGAAAATAGAATTGAAGACATTTGGGGTTCATCCCAACAAACACTATCAACAGGGGGTAAAGCAATTGTTTTATCTACACCAAATGGTACAGGTAACTTTTTTCATAGAATGTGGGTTAAAGCCCAAGAAGGAAGAAATGGATTTATCCCTATTAGATTACCATGGACAGTACATCCTGAAAGAGATCAATTATGGAGAGACAAACAAAATGATGAGCTAGGATTAAGAATGGCAGCACAAGAATGTGATTGTGATTTTACAACTTCTGGTAATACTGTTTTTGAAATTGAAATTTTAAAATTTATAGAAGAAACAAATTTATGTGAACCTGTTGAAAAAAGAGGTATAGATGGAAGTTTACATATTTGGGAATATCCAGATTATACAAGAAAATACATGATTGTAGCTGATGTAGCTAGAGGTGATAGTAAAGATTATTCTGCTTTTCATATTATAGACATTGAAGAAGCAAAACAAATTGGTGAATTTAAAAGTCAAATTGGTACAAAAGAGTTTGGACATATGTTAGTTACAATTGCAACTGAATACAATAATGCATTGCTTGTAATTGAAAATGCAAATATAGGATGGAATACAATTCAAGTAGTAATAGATAGAGGATATAAAAATTTATATTATTCCCCTAAAGGAGATGCAGCTACAAACGCAGATTCTTTTTTAGCTAAAGGGTATGATATAACAGACACAACAAAAATGGTTCCTGGTTTTACAATGTCAATGAAAACAAGACCATTAACAATAGGAAAATTAGATGCTTACTTAAGAGATAAATCTGTTATTATTCAGGGTAAAAGAACATTAGAAGAAATGCGTACTTTTATTTGGAAAAATGGAAGAGCAGAAGCACAAACAGGATACAATGATGATTTAGTTATGTCATTAGCAACAGGATGTTATGTAAGAGACACAGCATTAAAATTTGCACAACAAGGAATAGACATAACAAATGCAGCTTTAAGTAATTGGTCAAAATCGTCCCCTACAATATTTACTAGCAATGCTAATAATAAAGATGCAGGGTGGACACAAGACTTAGGAGATAAAGGACAACAAGATTTGACTTGGCTCCTTTAATATATTTATAACAAACACAAAAGAATGGCAGATACTAGTTTATTTACAAGATTACAACGATTATTTTCAAGTGACGTAATAATTCGTAACGTTGGAGGAAAAAAATTAAAAGTAATGGATACGGGCAGAATCCAAAAATATGGAAATCTAGCTACAAATTCACTTTACGATAGATTTACAAGGTTACATAAACCTGTAGGATCTTCTTTACAATATAATCCAACTTTAAATTATCAGTCAATGCGACTGCAACTTTATAGTGATTATGAAGCTATGGATCATGATCCTATAATAGCAGCAGCACTTGATATTATTTCTGATGAAACTACTTCAAGAAATGAATATGGAGATGTTTTAAATATTAATTCATCAGATGAAAATGTTAGAAAAGTATTACAAAATTTATTTTATGATGTTTTAAATATTGAATTTAATTTACCTACATGGATTAGAAATATGTGTAAATATGGGGATTTTTACTTAAAAATGGAAGTTTCAGAAAAATTTGGTGTTTATAATGTTATTCCTCTTTCAACTTATGAAGTAGTAAGAGAAGAAGGAACAGATCCTGATAACCCATCTTACACTCGTTTTACACTTGACCCAAATGGTTTAGCTTCAGGCGCAACTAATACAATTAGAAGAGATCAATTTACATTAGAAAATTATGAAGTAGCACATTTTAGATTACTTACAGATTCTAATTATCTTCCTTATGGTAGATCATTTTTAGAACCATCTAGAAAAGTATTTAAACAATTAATGTTAATGGAAGACGCTATGTTAATTCATAGAATTATGAGAGCTCCAGAAAAAAGAGTATTCTACATAAACATTGGTAATACTGACCCAGATAAGGTAGAACAATTTATGGCAGATACAGCTAATAAAATGAAAAAAACACCTTATATAGACCAAAATACAGGTGATTATAATCTTAAATTTAATATGCAAAACATGACTGAAGATTTCTTTATTCCTATTAGGGGTAATGATGCTTCAACAAGAATTGACACTACAAAAGGATTAGATTATGATGGTACTGGAGATATTGAATATTTAAAAAATAAAATGATGGCTGCTCTTAAAATTCCTAAACCATTTTTAGGTTATGAAGAAGGAGTAGAAGGAAAATCAACATTAGCAGGTATGGATATTCGTTTTGCTCGTACAGTTGAACGTGTTCAAAGAATTGTAGAATCAGAATTAACAAAAATAGCCCTAGTACATTTATACGCACAAGGTTTTACAGATGAACAATTAGTTGATTTTAAATTAGAATTAACAACACCATCTATTATATATGAACAAGAAAAAATAGAATTATTTACGGCAAAAACAACAGTAGCTCAAACAATGATAGATGGTAAAATAATGAGTAAAGATTGGGTTTATGAAAATATATATGGTTTATCACCTGATCAATATAATGACCAAAAAGAGTCTATGCTTGATGACGCTATGAATAAATTTAGATTAAATCAACTTGAGAATGAAGGAAACGATCCTATAGAATCAGGTATATCTTATGGTACCCCTCATGATTTAGCTTCATTATATGGTAATAAAAGAGATAAAGCAGTAGGACCTGCCCAAGTACCAACAGGATATGATGAAAAAGATCCAGGTCGCCCAGTTACAAAGCCCCAAAATTATGGTTCAGATCAAGGTAATTTTAGTAGAGATCCATTAGGTAAAAAAGGCTTATCTCCAGAAACCCCAGATAAACCTACAGATAGTAATAGAGTTTCAACATTTGAAGCTGCTAATATTAAAAAATCTTTACAAAAACTTCGTAATAAAAAACAAATATTAAAAGAAAAAGAAGAAATAGGCCTTTTATCTGAAAAAAATATCAAGTCTTAGAAATAAAGTTATATTTATATACGATAAATTCGAATTTATAAAAAATGAAAGTAAAACATTCTAAGTACAAAAATACTGGGATTTTATTTGAATTGTTAACTAGACAGTTAACTTCAGATACTATTGCAGGAAATCAACCAAAATCACTGTCTTTTTTAAAAAAACATTTTAATTCTAAAACAGAATTATTAAAAGAGTATAAAATATATCATACTTTAGCTACTCAAAAATATAATAAGGACAGCAAAGCTACAATGTTAATTGAAACCTTGTTAAATGCTCACGAAAAGTTAAATAAAGGTCAATTAAGGAGGGAAAAGTTTAACTTAATTAAAGAAATTAAAAACACATATAACATAAATGATTTTTTTAAGGCAAAAATAACTGATTATAAAATAATGGCTTCTATTTTTAATTTATTAGAAAATAAAAACGCTACTCCTATGTCTATAGTTAATTCTAAAACAACTCTTTTAGAACATATTACAAATAAACCTACATCTGTTAAAAAGAATATTGTCTTAGAAAATTTTAGTAAACAAGATAAAGATACTAGATTACTTACTTATAAAGTTTTACTTGAAAAATTTAATAACAAATATAGTGGTTTACAAGATAATCAAAAAACACTCTTAAAAGAATATGTTAACAGCGTTACTAATAGTCCTTCTCTTAAGTCTTATATCAACCAAGAAATCAAAGAAGTTAAAAAAACAATTACAGGATATTCTAAAAAAGTTGAAGATAAAGCAGTAGCAATAAAATTAACTGAAACAAAAGGAATGATTAAACCTCTATGTAAAAAAACATCTGTAAATGATGATAATGTTATTAACTTACTTAACTATTATGAATTAGTAAATGAGTTAAAAACAATTCATGGTTAGTCTTACTGAAATATATAATATAAAAGAATCTTCTTTTGAAAGATTACAAGAATTAAAATCTAATAGAGATCCTGCTAGAGGAAATAAGGGTAAAAATAGAGAAAAAAACTTTAAACTAGTTTCTAGAGGAATAGACCCAGAAACTGGAAAAGATACTTCTGATGTAGTATATGAAAAATCTATGTCAAATGCTTTTAAAGATTTATATGCAGAAGCACAAGATTTTGAAATATTATCTAAAGAAAATCCAGACGATTTAGTAATATATAAAATGTCAGAAGAACTAACAGAAATGGTTAAGGATTTTAGAACCCATATAAGAAACAATTACCCTGAAGAACATAAAAAAATAGAAGAAGCAAACACAACAGGTACAAGTACTTCTTTTACAGCAGGTACCTCAGGAACAGGTCCTTTTGCCTCCCCTCATGCCTTTGGTGATAATAAAAAGAAAAAAATGAAAGCCTATAAAAGTATAGGATACAAACCTGTAAAATAATGAAAAAATTTAATATTCATACTTGGAGACAAAATCAACTTATTGAAAGTTATAATAATAGGTTATCTGACCAAACACTAGATCAGTTATTTGAAGGACTTATTTCTCAAGATATTTTATTAAATGAAGGTATTAGTGATTTTTTAAAAGGTCTTAAAGATAAAATTAAAAACACTAAAACATTTACTTCTTTTATAGCACTAGCTTCTGACTTTAAAGATTCCTCTAAAGCAGTTACATTTGCTCTTAGATTAAATGCATTAGGTATTTTACCTAAAAATGAAGCTGAATTACAAATATTAAAAGATAAACTTGAAGGTAATAAAACAAAAGTCAATGAACAGGATGAAGAATATAATAATAAATTAGATTCTACATTACCCCAAGGAGATAAAGACACTGAAGAAATAAAGAGCTTTTGGAGAGATGATTTTGCAGGAAAAACTTTATCAAAACTTTTGATATTTTTTACATTATTCCAAATGAATGTAGCCCCTATAGTATCTACAATACAAGATCTTGCCCCGAATACCCTTAAAACAGTTCAAGTAAAAGCAGGAGTAAACGATATAAATTTAGGAGGAGTAGCTACTGCTTTAGCAGATAAAGGTTTTGATAATGATCAAATAAAAGATATTATATCAGGTATGGGTGATATAAAATTAAAAGACGTATATAATTTTGGGGGAGATGTTAAAATATTTGTAGATAAAGATGGAAATGTAGAAGTAGAAGGAACACCTAATGATATAAAAGATCCAGGTGAATTATCTTCAGAAACAAACAATATAAATAAAGCAGCTGACCAAGGTTTAAAATTAAACATATCAGGAGAACAAACAGCCAATTTTAATTTATTTGATTATGGATCTAGTGAATTAACTGGCGATGCAATAACTGAAACAGAAATTGAAAACGATAAAATTGTAGAGTTTTTATTAAATGGTCAAGATTATGCTGAAACAATAATAGGTCAATCAAGTAACACAGGCCCTAATTCGAATGATGATAATAGTACGGGAGAAAAAGATAAATTAAATATAAATAGAGCAAATAAATTAGCTAATTCTATATTTAATGATATTCAAGAAGAATTAAAAGATAAAGGAGCAGATTACACTGTATCGGGTACTACTATTAATGTAACAGAAACAGGAGCTACTTACACACAACAAGTAGAAGTAGGACAAAATACTGAAAGCTTAACCCAAATAGACAAAACAGATGATACACCTACGCAGTCAGCTATTAGAGTAGGAGAAGTTGAAACAACAGACCCACCAACAAATGTAGTGTTAGTTGATTTTGATCCAGTAGCAGCACCTGGTTCAACAGGAGGAGGAGGTACGTTTGTGCCCCCACCAATTGAAACTTTTGAGGGTTTAATTAGAGAAGGCCAATTAAGTATAATTATGGCTTTAATTAAACCTGAAGTAAAATTATTTCCTTACTTAAATGTAATTAAACATGGTAAAGAATCAGATGAAGTTTTAGGTGGTTACACACAATCTGTATGGGTAAAACTTAAAGATAATGAAAGTTTACCTGAAGAATCAAGAAAACTAGCGGGAGCAGTTATTAACGCTAGAAAAAGTCCTGATACACTTACATCTAGAATAGCTAAATGTTTAGGAATAGAATTATCTAAAAGAGCAAAAGCAAAACAACTTCAACCAGGTCAAGCAGCACAAGCTCAACAATTATTAGGATTTATACCTATAAAAGAAAGAATACATTCCCTTTATGAATTATTAGATGAAGCAGTAATAGATGAATTTATAGATTGTAATAATGTAAATAAAAACGCAGGCCAACTATTAGCTTATATAGGTAGTATGTATGCTTCAAAAGATAATACTCAAATAGGAATTGTAAATATTGATAATTTACCATCAAATATAAAATCACAACTAGACAAATCAGGATTTAAACAAACAACAACAGGAAGAGATAAGGGAATATATGTATTCTTAGATGCTGGTGAACAATCACCAGATGTAGATCCAAATATACAGGTAGCTAAGGATAAAGGAGCAATTCCTTCAGACGATATTGCTCCTCAAGTTGAAAAATCTACAAAAGAAGGTAAAATATTTTCTCATGATGAAGGGGAACAATTTCCCGTAGGAATACAGTTTACACAGTTTTTTAAAGATGCTATAAAAGATGGATGGTCATTTATATCAAGAGGTCAATTACCAAAAGGAACTCCTTTTAAAAAATTACCTTCTTTAAATTTAGAAGATATTAAAAAATTAGATTATAATAAATTAGAAGATAAAGGAAAAATAGAACCAACTAAAAAAAGAGGAGAAAGTGCTCCTAGAATTAATCTTTCACAATATAAAAGATTATCATACTTAAGAGAAAATAAAAATTATGAAAAAATTTAATTACACAAAATGGGTAACCGAAAATAAACACGGTAAATTCTTATTAAAAGAAGAAGAAGAGAAAAAGTTGGATACTAAAACAATGTCAGGTTTAGCAGATTATTTTCTTTTAGTTTCTAAAGCATTAAGAAAAGGAGAATATAAAGGATTACAAGCAACAGAAATAAACGAAATAGATGATTTAGTGAAATTAGTTCTACAAGGAGCTATGGATGGAAACATTACAGCTGTATTACAAAGATTAGAAGTTATGTTAGCTAAAACTGTAAAAACACCTGAATTATCTGATGAAATGCCTCAAGATGAATTTACAGATGATGAAACTGAAAATTAAAATATAAAAATATGTTACTACAAGAATATAGACCTTTTAAAGTAGATAAATTATTAGTAGAACGTTCTATTAAAGAAAATAAATCATTAATAGTATCAGGTGTTTTACAACGTGCTGAAGCTAAAAACCAAAATGGTAGAGTTTACCCTAAGGGAATTCTTGAAAGAGAAGTTAAACAATATATGGAAGGTCCTGTAAAGGAAAATCGTGCAATGGGTGAATTAGACCACCCAGAAAGTTCAGTAATAAATTTACAAAATGTTTCTCATACAATTAAAAAATGTTGGTGGGATGGTGATGATGTAATGGGTAATGTAGAAATATTAGCTACACCAGCAGGAAATATATTAAAAGCATTATTTGCTTCTGGTATTACAGTTGGTATTTCATCTCGTGGTATGGGTTCAGTTTCAGAAAATTTAGCTGAAGGTACAGTTGAGGTACAAGATGATTTTGAATTATTATGTTGGGATTTTGTTTCAACACCATCAACACACGGTGCATTTATGAAACCATCAAGAGGATTAAATGAAGGTAAAATCCAAATCCCAGAATACAAATATACAAACGTAAATAACATAATTCGCGATATTATATGCGATAACACGGGAATGTGTAAATGTTAGTCGTGAACAATTAAATGTTCATTTCCTTAAAATTTCCACGAAAAAACGTGGGTTTTCCAAAATTTAGTTATATGTATGCGTAACAATAAAGGTTACAAAACAATTAACTCCTATGAGAGACTAAACAACATAAAGTACTAAATGTACTTCACAGCACAAG